AGAGGCAAATGGAAAAAGACAAATTCTACTTTTGAATCTGAAATAGAATTCTATGATTATGTTAGATATTGTGTACTAAAAAATAATAATAATATTAACTTTGATGTACCAATTATAATTGTAAGTGATAAAAAGTATAATTTGAGAATTGAAGCTGGATTGCCCCCGGTTAACGCATTTTCTCCTAGTTTAGTTATTCGTATACATAGAAATGATACAAATGTAAATTTAGAAAAGTTATATTTAATAAATGAAATGCTTAATTCTGATATATATAAATTGTTAAATGATTTTGTAATTAAGGAAAAAAATATTGTGATTTGTGGCAAGGGCGGAAGTGGAAAAACTACTTTACTTAGAGCGTTAATAAACAAAATTCCTGACAATATAGCTATAACAACAAACGAGGAAACCATGGAATTATTTATAGAAGGTAAAAATGTAATTCAAAGAGAAATTTTAGAAAACAGAGAAGAATCTAAGAAGATTACTTTAGATAAGTTAATGAAACACAGCTTAGTCATGTCTAATGATGTAATAATTATAGGTGATACGTTCCGCACCAAAAAGCAAATTATTGCCATTTAGTGCAAACTCAAAAAAATCTATATTTACATTTTCTTTATCTATGTTTACACTTTTTACTATACTTCTCAAAATATCTTTCTTTTCTTCAAAATCAGAATTATTATATATTGTTTGAAAATTAAATACTTGCTTAGTTAAAATTTCAATATTCATCTTTTTATTTTCATTTATCCTAACTTGTTCATCTTGCTTTTGTAATTCGTTTATGATCTCTTTTTTTCTAACATCTAATTTTGTTACTTCAGATTTGATATAATCCTTAAGACAGTCATCTTCAATTAATTGTAAAATCAATCTACTTATTTTAGATTCAATAACATCTATTTCAGATATAAGTACGCTTTTTTTAGCATGTATCAAAGAATAATCAATATTATCATTTTTGATGGTTTTTAAGTTTTTAAATTCATTACAGTATTTTATCAATTCAGATTCAACTATATTTTCGATTTTACCAGCTTGTATACAACCTTTATTATCACAAGCATTAAGAATACTACTACCACAAGAAAAATGTATGTATGGCTTGTTTCTGTTTGTTGTAGTTGACTTTGTCATCATTACTTTACCACAGTGTGAACATTTTACTAAACCGCTTAATACACTTAGTTTAGATTGACCTTCACGTGGGGCAAAAGATTTATTTTTAGATAGTTTCTCCTGGACTTCTATCCATTTATAAGAATCTATAATTCCTTTATGTTTTCCAACAACGATAACAACATCTTTTAAATCATTATTTTTTATTGTTTTATTAAAAGCTATAACTCCATTTTCATTATTGAAATCATCTCTAATAGATTCAATCATTATATTTCTTGATAAAAAATAGTTATATATATCTTGTCCGGCTTTTACATATAGAGTATTTCTTAATATTTCAGGTAAACGTGTATGATCAAAGTATTTTCCGCTTTTTGTTTTGTATCCATTATCATTTAACCATATAGCTAGTTTTCTTATAGACATACCAGGATCTAAATATTTATCAAATATCATAGTTATAATTTTAGATTCTTCTTCGTTAATTTTTAATGTAGGTGTTTTTTTACCATTTATTATCATTTGCTCTTTATCATATCCAAGAACTATTTTACCGCCCACAAAGTTACCTTGTAGGGCTCTATATCTAGTACTGTCTTTAATACGTTGTGAAATCGTCTCTCTTTCAAGCTGTGCAAAAGTCATAACTATATTTATCATAGCACGTCCCATAGGAGAGTTATTATCTATATTTTCAGTTGCACTCATAAATTCAGCATTATTATCATTAAAAATAGTTATTAGATTTACAAAATCAGCAAGACTTCTACTTATTCTATCTAATCTATATGCAATAACTTTATTAATCTCACCATCTTTAATAAGGCTCATCATTCTTTTAAATTCTGGCCTGTTAGTATTGCTTCCAGAGAATCCTTTATCGATAAAAACTTCATATTCCCAATCATTATTATCACAGATATTCTTACAAGAATTAATTTGTGATTCGATTGAAACACTATCTTTTTTGTCAAGACTTTGTCTTGTGTAGATTGCTACTTTCATAGTTACCTCCTATCAACATGTATTTATTTTAATGTTTACGTAAATGTATTATCAAAGTGTAGGATTTTATTTATTATTCTGTAATATTATTTTTTGAAATTATAATTTTTTTATTGTATTTAAGTTTTTTTTGTTATATAATATATTTTAAGGTAAGGTGATAAAAATGGATTTTAAAAAGATACTCTATAATATATTTCAAGATATTAATTCTAAGTTAAGAGTACATTTTATTACTATAATATCTGTATTTATTATAACAATATTTATAATCTTGTTTATGCTTGATGCATATCCTTTGGTTAATAATAATATGCTAAATAATATAATAAATGTATCGGGTGCATTAGCAGGATTTCTTTTTACAACTTTTGGAATTATTTTAAGTTTTCCAGATAATAAATTATTTATACAAGGATTAAAAAAGTATGGATATTTAACTAGGATATATACATGTATATTTATAGGAATACTTGGATTTATATTAACAACAGTATTAGGAGTATTAAATGTTTTGACTTTTTTGATATTACCATTATTTATAATGAGCTTATCATATACTATAATATCTGCGATGTTTTTATTTTTAGTTTCACTTTATATTAGCAAATAATTGATCTCTTAATATGCATTTTACTTTTTGTTCGTATTTTAGAATATCATCATTTTCAATTTCAATAATAACTTTTTTAGTTATTATTTTTTTTAATAAATCTACCGTATCTGTAATGTCTTCGTTTGCTGATACTTTACCAGTTATTTTTAAATTTTCTAGGTCATTATAATTTCTATTGTTTTTAAATTCTTCTAATATTTTATGTGTGGCAATTTCATTTTTAAAAGTCAAAGATAAAGCTACTTTTGACAATTGATTATCATATTTTTCGTATATTTCTTTTACAGAAGGTATATATGAATTTTTTTGTTCTGTTTCTTGTAAATGATCCTTATATACTAAATCAATTTTACATAGTTCAATGAATTTATTTAATGTACTAGAAATATCTGATATAATCTCGGGATATATATCAAATCTTTGTGTCTTTTCAGATATTTTTCTAACATTTTTAAATAAAAGTTTTAAAGTTTTTATGAAATTTGGAGCATCATCATTTCGTAGGACTAAAGCTTTATTATAATTATAATCAATATAGAAATATGTAAATTCTTCTAATTTTTGATCTTTAGGTAAATTTATTTCTGATTTATTAAGTGTTTCAATATTTCTTGCTCTAGTTAAAGGATTATGTTTTATATTTCTCAATTTACCAATACTTCCAAATAGACATTCTTCTGATTCGATTATATCTACTATAATATCATTATTAAATTTATAAGTTTCAAGTACTGGAAAAGCTTCAATCATTAATTTTTGAAAATTATAATCTAATTTTGATTGTGAAAATATTGGCAAAATATTAATATCGATATCGTAAAAATTTATGCTTTTATGTAATTTAGTATTATCCATAATTAACCCTACTTTCTAATTACTTAAATATTTTTTTAAACAAGTTAAAAATACTTACACTTGTTTTTATACTATTGTTAATACTATTTTTTACCTGGCTTAAATTGATACCCACAGTTCATACATGTCAGTTTAAGATTATTTGCTCCTAATCCACCGGCTAATACTCCAACATCAAGCATTCCACCTGTTATAGTTGTACCAATAACACCTTTTACAAAACCGAAACCTTTTTTATTAGCTGACAAAGAAGTAGAATGACACTTTAAGCAATAAGGTATTTTATCCTTTTTAAGCTGTTTTAATCTTTGAATTTCTTCTGCTTTCTCATTCTGCTGTCTTTTAGCTTCTTCTTTTACTTTATCCCAAAAACTAAGTTTAGATTTATCAGATTGGATAATATTATCAGCTTTTTCTAATTTTAGTTCATTTTCTGATACTTTGCTTCCACATTTCTTGCAAAATACATCTTCCTCGGATGTGAGATTTCCACATTTATTACAATACATTTATAATTCACCTCACTTAACTAAACTTACCTCTTAGTTCTACAACTTTACCTGAAATAATAATAGGTAGTTTTTCTATATCCTCATTTGAATAAAATTTAGGCATATAGAAGTTGTTCAATGGAATTAGTGTAATTCCATTGCTATCTCTTGAAATACGTTTTATAGTAGCATCTAAACCATTTATAAGTATCACTGCTATATCACCTGATTCAACATCAGATTGTTTGCGTACTATAACAACATCTCCTTCGACAAATCGAGGTAGCATACTGTCGCCCTTTACGACAAGTCCAAAATGTTCACCGTGTGACGCCATTTCTTTAGTTATTTCTTCATAGTCAATAATCTCTTCAAAAGCTTCCATTGGTATGCCTGCTACTACTCGTCCAAGTACAGGAATTTTTATTCCTTTAGTAGTAGGATTAATACTAACATCATATCCCATTAACCATGATTCATTTACATTAAGGATCTCTGCAATTACTGTAAGTTTATCTTGTTTAGCATTATATTTTCCTGATAGATAATGACTAACTGATGATTTTTCTAATTGATCTTTACTCTTTAAAACTAAGTCTGATGGTTTCATATTTCTTAATATTAAAGCCTCGTTTAAACGTTCGGCAAAAGTTTTTGTTTTCAATTCTATTTCCTCCCAAATATTTACATATACAATTATATCATAAATTTACTAAAAATCAACATAAATTTACAAATTGTTAACTTTTCTTAACTTTTTTGCAAAAACTGTTGACAAAAAAAAATATACATGGTAAGATTGATTTAGTTAAGAAAACTTAACTAGCTGGAGGTGAATTATGAAAAATAAAATTACATACAATTATAATAAATTACGCGGAAAAATAAAAGAAGTGTTTGAAGACGAGCAGTTATTCGCTCCTGAAATAGGTATGAGTAGAGTATCTTTAAGTTATAAACTTAATAACAAAGTATCCTTTTCACAACATGAAATAAGTAAGTCAGCAGAGCTATTAAATATAACAGATGAAGAAATCAATCTATATTTTTTTACCCAATGAGTTGAGAAAACTTAACTAATCAGGTATACAGTAAATTAAAGAAGGGAGTAAGGTTAAGTGAAAGTAACAATTAGAATAGTAAAACCTGAAACAAATGAAGAAAAAAGAAGAATAAAAAAAGGTGATGAAGTAATATCTAGAGTTTTAGAAAGAATGATTTTAGAATATCAAAATAGGGAGGTGAGTTAATTGAGAAGAAAAAAAAGTAAAGAATATGAATTTAAGGCCAGTGCAATATGTTTTATATTACTTGTGTTATTTATACTTATATCATTATTAATAAATAATGTACAAGCCGCAGAAGTAATTACCTATAAAAATTATACGGTTAAACAAGGTGAAGTTTTAGAAGATATTGCTATGAGATATTATGCAGATACATATTTACCTAAAGCAAAATGTGAAATTAAAAAGTTAAACAATATGATAGAATCAGATATTTACGAGGGACAAGTTATATTAGTGAAAGTAGAGGTGAAATAAAAATGAATAAAGAAATATGTGAATTAATGTTTGCTGAATTAAAAAGAATAGCAGAAATAAATAAAAACGAGTCTGACAGTGAAATATTAAATAAAAACACAATAGCTATGTGTTAAATAGCTAAGTTATTTATTGGTTAGTTATTGTTTAGGGCGAAAGGTATCTATATTGTTGTATATTCCATTGTAAATTACAGAAATCCCGTTTGAAATATCTTCATATGTTCCTACTACTTTATTATTTTGAACATATGCAAGTGTTAGTTGCATTGAAATATCTTCTCTTGATGTCATAATATCACCTCATTTCTATGTAGGTCAGACTCAAAAGAATTATACAGCAAATAAATACAAAATTCAACAATATATACAATGTTTTACTAAAGGAAGCGGTGAAATAAAAATGTTTAGAATTATATTAGTAACTATATTGCCAGGTTTGATAATACTCATATTATTGTTTTTAGTGGAAATGAGTGAGAAAAGAAGAAAGGGTTGATAAAAATGTTTGAAATACTATTAGCAGTAATAGGATCACCTATAGCAGCATTAGTATTTGGAGTATTATTAAAAATTTGTGATTAAATAATAATTAAAATTAAATGAGAAAGAAGGTGAAAAATATGCCAAAAGTTTACAGTAAAGATGATGTAATAGAAATGCAGAAGGAGTTTGCTCAGGATTTAAAGGAGATTCATATATTAGAATCTAATATATTGGATAAGTATACGAGAGGTGGAAATGTAAAACTTGATTTAATAAAACTTATGAGAATTACCTACGATAAAAAAACAATAATTAAAAAAGACATAAATATAGAAACGTCTTCAGTCGAAAGTAAACGTTTCCAATAATGAGTTTATATAAACATTATAGTAATATTATAACATATTTGTCAAGAGGGGGAAATATTGATATGAGTGAAGAATTTAAAAAAAGAGTTAAAGAAATATGTGATAGTAAAAACATTGATACAACAATAGTTCTAAAAGAAAATAAGGGGGAACATTCAAATGATATTAAATAAATTAATAATAAAGAATTTTAAAGGTATAAAAAATTTGGAAATAAATTTCAACGGTAGAAATACAAATATATATGGAGAAAACGCAACACGGTAAAACAACAGTCTATGACAGTTTCATGTGGTTATTATTTGATAAAGACAGTACTAACAGGAAGGATTTCAATATAAAGACTATAGATAAAAAAGGATCTCAAATACATATGCTGGAGCATGAAGTTGAAGCAACTATAGAAGTAAATGGTAAAGAGATTACTATAAGAAAAGTTATGGAAGAAAAATGGACTAAAAAAAGAGGATCCGCAGAACAAGAATTTTCAGGTCATGAAACAAGTTGCTATATAGATGAAGTACCTGTTAAGAAATCAGAGTACCAGGATAAGATAAATAACTTAATGGATGAGAATATATTCAAATTACTAACTAATCCAGTTTACTTTAATACAATGCTTAAATGGCAAGATAGAAGAACTATGCTATTAAGTATAACTGGTGATATGTCTGATGAACAAGTTATAGATTCAGATATAAAATTAATTAGTTTAAGAGAAATACTAAATGGTAAATCTACTGAAGACTATGGGAAAATAATAAAAGAAAAAATAAAAAGACTTAATGAAGATATAGAGAAAATTCCTACTAGAATCGATGAATTAAATCACAATAAAGAAACATTAGAAAAAATAGACTATGAATCAATTGAAAAAGAAAAAGAATTTGAATATATAAAACTTAATGCTATAGATGAACAATTAAATAGTGCTGGAGCTGTAAATGAAAAATATAATAATAAGCTTATTGTAATCAGTCAATCAAAAAATAAACTAGCTAATATTGAAAGAGAAATTCAAATCAATGCTTCAAGAGAAATTATGGATAAAGAACTTAAATTAAATAATTTTAAATCAGAAAAAAAGAATGTTGAATTTAGAATTGATACATTAAAACATAGTGTTGATAGTGTTACTAAATATTTAGATGAATGTAGTAAAAGAAGAAAAGAATTATATAAAAAATATGATGAAGCAACTGAAACTAAATTTGTTGATCCAGATGAAAATAATTTCAAATGTACTACATGCGGACAATCTCTTCCTGGTGATGATATTAAAACTAAAATTGAAGATATGAAGAACAGTTTTAATAAAAATCAACGTGAAACTATAGAAAAAATAAACAAAGAAGGAAAATTTGTAACAGAAGATGCAAAAGCACATGAATTAAAAGTTGACGAATACAAGACTGAATTAAAACAAAATGAAGAATTACTAACTATGATTATGAGCGATATAGCAAAAGCTGAAATAGATATCAAAACTATAAATGATAATAAAACCGAAATAGATTACACAGGTTCTAAAGAGTACACTCAAATTAAGTCACAAATAGCTCAATTAGAAGCAGAACTTAATAAACCAGTTGAGGATATGTCTTTAGCTTTAAAACGAGAGAAAATGGAAATACAGAACAAGATAAATGATTTGAATAAGCAATTAGCTAATAAAGAAGTAGAAGAAAAGACTAATGCTAGAATTGAACAACTTGAGCTTGAAGAAAGAAATCTTGCTGAAAAAATAGCAGAGCTAGAAGGGCATAGATACTTGATCGAAGAATTTATTAAAACAAAAGTAAATATGTTAGAGGAGTTTATAAATAGTAAATTTAAAGTAGTTAGGTTTAAATTATTTGATACGCAAATAAATGGTGGTCTTAACGAATGTTGTGAAACTCTTGTTAATGGAGTACCTTATTCAGATGTAAACAACGCTGGTAAGATAAATGCAGGTATGGATATAATAGCTACATTAATAGAACATTTTAGAAAAAAAACGCCAATATTTGTAGATAATGCTGAAAGCATAAATGATTTATACAATTTAGATACACAGATAATAAGATTATTAGTTAGCAGAGATAAACAATTGAAAGTAGAGGTAATTTAATATGAAATCAACAGGAATAATAAGAAAAGTAGACGAGTTAGGTAGAATAGTTATACCTATAGAATTAAGAAAAAATTTAGATATAAATATTAAGGATCCATTAGAAATATATGTAGATGGTAATAGCATTATTTTAAAAAAGTTTTGTTTAGTAACGTGTAATAACTGCAAAAACCGAATAGATGATCAAGATAAATTTTGTAAAAATTGTGGATGTAATTTGAAGGGGGATAAATAATTATGAGTAATGAATTAGAGGTAAAAAAACAAGTAAAAATGAGCGACTATGTTGACTCGTTATCAAATAGTGTAGAGGGTGAAATATCAAGATTAACAAATTCAAGAAGATTAGTATTACCTAAAAATTATAGTGCGGAAAATGCACTAAAAGCAGCATGTTTAATATTACAAGAAACAGTTGATAAAGACAAAAGACCTGTATTACAAGTATGTACAAAAGATAGCATAGCAAATACATTATACAACATGGTTGTACAAGGATTAAATCCAGCTAAAAAGCAATGTTATTTTATAGCAAATGGCAATAAATTATCATTGATGAGATCTTATTTTGGATCTGTAGCTGTAGCTAAACAAGTTGATGAAGAATTAGTAGAAATAATAGCTGAAGTAGTATATGAAGGTGACGCTTTTGAATATGAGATTAAAAGAGGTAAAAAGATAGTTACAAAACATAGTCAATCAATTCAAAACATTGATAAAAAAAAGATTATTAGTGCATATGCAATAGCAGTTTATAGCGATAATACTGAAAAGACTGAAATAATGACAATGGAACAGATTAAAACTGCTTGGACTAAATCTAGAATGAATATATCTGATTCTAAAAGCGTACATTCACAGTTTACAGAGGACATGTCAAAAAGAACTGTTACTAATAAAATATGTAAAAAAATAATAAATGAATCAGACGATCACAATCTAGCTATCAAAGAAGCTTATAATTTAACAGATAGAGAATTAGCTGAACAAGAAGTTATTGAGAAAATAGAAACAAATGCTAATAAAGAGCTTATTGATATAGAACCAACATATGAATTAATAGCTGAACCTAATATCAGTGAATCAGGAGCTAATAATGAGAATAACGAATATGAAGTAAATGAAAATATGGGAGGATTACCAGAGAGGGCGTTTTAATATGAAATTACAAGTATTAGAATCTAGCAGTGCAGGTAACTGCTACATATTAGAAACAAAAACAGACAAGCTTATAATCGATGCTGGGATATCATATAAGGAAGTTCAAAAAGGTCTAAATTTCAATTTTAAAGGTGTGGTGGGTACATTAGTTACCCACGAACACCAAGACCATTGTAAAGCAGTTAAGGACCTTATTAAAAATAGTATAAATGTATACATGAGTAAAGGAACAGCTAAAGCATTAAAATTAGAATCACATCGAATAAAACATGTTAGCAGCTTGAAACAATTTGATATAGGAGATTTTACAATATTACCATTTGAAACAGAACATGATTGTGCAGAGCCATTAGGATTTTTAATACAATACAAACCTACAGGAGAAAAAGTTCTATATGCAACAGATACATATTACTTAAAATATAAGTTTAATAATCTAAATTATTTACTATTAGAATGCAACTACATTACCGATATAGTTAAACAAAACCTACAAGATGAGAGTTTACATAGTGGATTATACAAAAGGACTTTAAGAAGTCACTTCAGCTTAGAAAATGTATTAGAATTTTTAAAAAGTAATGATTTAACTCAGGTAAGGAAGATAGTAATTATTCACTTATCAGACCGAAATAGTGATTACAAAAGAATGAAATTAGAAATTGAAAGATTAACAAAAAAAGAGGTTATTGTAGCAGATAAAAACATGGCCATAAATTTAGAATTATATGACTTTTAGACAAGAGGTGTGATAATGAAAGAGAGTTTTATTTTATATACTAAACAAAAAGAAGTGGTAGATATGCTTACTGATGAAGAAGCAGGAAAGCTATTCAAAGCAATTTATGAGTATGAAACTTCAGGCGGTATTGTTGAACTATCATATACCTTAAAACTTATATTTATTCCAATCAAACAGACTTTAGATAGAAATAAAGAAAAATATGAAAATGTGATTGAAAGAAATAGATTAAACGGACTTAAAGGTGGTAGACCAAAGAAACCCAATGGGTTAGAAGATAACCCAAAAAACCCAAGTGGTTATTTGGGAACCCAAGAAAACCCAGAAGAACCCAAAAAAGCCGATAATGATAATGATAATGATAATGATAATGATAATGATATTCTATGTCACTTTAAAAAAATCGGAATTTTTTGTGGGGATATAAAATTATTAGATTCAATACCTGCAGCTAAAGAAGAAGTATTGCTTTATCAAAGTGTTGTAAGGGAATTATATATAAATAAAAATATAGATGTGTTAAATACTCTAAATGTTGATATTTTAACTGGTATTTATGAAAAAACAAAAGGCAAAGCCAATAATAATCCAGTGGGTTATTTTATATCGACATTGATAGATGAAAATTATAAATAGAAATGAGGAAATATTATGAGTAATTCATATGAAATTATAGATTATAACTTAAATGATAATGAGAAAAATATATTAGATCAAATAAATGAGCTTGAAGATGAAAGTCGTGAGTTAAACAAAAATTATTTAGAAATTAAGGACAAATTAAGAAGTAGTAAGGCAAAAGACAAAGATATTCCTAAACTTGAAGGTAAATTGATAAATATAAAATTTGCACATGGAGCTATAATGAGAAAACGTAACAAGCTGCAGGAAGAGTTGTATGGTAACGTATCATGAGTAGAGCAATAATATGCATAGAAGAAGCAATTGAGATATGCGAAATGTACAGAGCTAACAATAGTAACTTTGATGAAGAACTAGCAAATGCAATAGATACAGTATTAACTGAATTGTCAAAAAGTTATTCAACTAACTGTAATAAATGTAATTCATTAATAATCTATGATGGTAAAATAACTAAAAGTGATAAATGTTATTGTGTAAGATGTTTTGATGATAAAGATAAAGTAATAGAAGAGCTAAAAGAAAAATTACATATATCTAAACAGATAAATAAAATAGCAAAATATACAGTAGATAATAAAGATAAACAAATAGAACAACTACAAAAAGAAAAAATAGAAGCGTATCATTTAGGATATGAAGATTGCAACGATATAGAAAAAAATTAGTGGAGGTGTAGATATGGGTAAAAATGAATTAGATGAAATAAGAAAAAGTTTAGAAAATTTAAAAAGTCATTATATAAATAAATTTGAATACGAATCTAATGCAATTAATGAAAATAAAATGTTAGATCATATAAAAGAATTAAATAACTTAATAGATGCTACAAATGCAATTAATACTTACTAGAAATTGGAGACTAATATGAATAATAGAATGACAGTTGCTGAATATCAAGAGTACCTGGTGAAACAAAAGCCAGGTAAATATAATAACATAAAGACTGAAATTGATGGAATAAAGTTTGATAGCACTAAAGAAGCTAATCGTTATTGTGAGCTAAAATTGCTATTAAGAGCAGGAAAGATAGCTAATTTACGCAGACAAGTAAGATTTTTGCTAATACCAGGAAGCATAAAGGAAAGACCAATGTACTATGTAGCTGACTTCGTTTATGATGAAGAGGGACAAACTATAGTCGAAGATGTAAAGCGGATTTAAAACACAAGTTTACATAAACAAAAGAAAAATATTTAAAGAAAAGTACCCAGATATTGTGTTTAGAGAAACATAATGGACTAACGATTGCTAACAATGTATATATAAGGAGGAATGAGTTAAATGGATAAAGCAACATTAATAAAAATAATTGAAGATATAGACATGAAGGATATAAATGAAGTAAAAATAGAGTACGTAGTTGAAAAAAGTTGGTTGTTTAATAATAACGATAAAACTGAAATAATTGAAATTAAAAAATAGGAGGAAAAGTATATGGCTAAATGGCATACAGAGACAGAGTTTCACGGATACACAGATAAAGAATATGAAATAGGACAAGAAGTATGGGGAATTGGATATAACAGTAAAATCAAAAAACATATTCCAATTAAAATGATAATAACAGAAAAAAGTATAGAAGCAGGAATATGGAAATATAAATATAGCTTTAAATTTGAAGATAAAAATTTATCAGAAACCGATTATTTTAATAAAAAACCCGAATATATTAATAAAGAAGATGCAATAAATAGATCAAATAAATTAAATGAATATTATGAAAGTTTCGAGGACAAGTAGTATGAGTGGATTAATGATATTTATAATAATAGTTGTAGGTATAATATTTACATATGCAGCTATTGTAAATTTAGCTAAAGAAATTACAATACAAAAACTTTGCGAAGGTAAAACTACCGAAGAGATAAAACAGATCATAATACAATATACAGTGCTAGAAAATAACAGGAACAGAAAGCAATAATTTATAGGAGGTAAATTAATATGTTTGATTGTAACAAATGTAAATATCTAAATTTAAAAGAATCTGAACAAACAAGTCGTAAAAAGCTACACGTATGTTTGAAATATAAAAAGAGAGTTTTACATAGAGATAATACTTATGATTACCATCCAAAATTAGTACCTTGTGAAGAATGTAATCAGCTTATTGCGAGGTTAGCTAATTTAATTAGATAAAGGAGAAGTAGATATGAATAAACTATTAGATATATTAAAGTATATATTTATAATAATTGTAGCAATGCTGACAATAGTATCTATATTAATAACACTTGGAATTAATACATATGATAAATTTGGGTATAAAGTTTTAGAAGCAATAGTTGAGATAGTTGGACAGTAGGACAAGCATAGGAGGGTATATGAAAAGTTGTTCAAAATGTAATGAAAAATTATTTTTAAATGATGAATATGACGCTTACTATTGCGCATATTGCAACGAGTGGATTGAAAAGAAATGTAGCTCTGAGAGTTGTGAATATTGCCGAGAAAGGCCAGATAAACCGATAAATTAGTAGGAGGATAAATATATGGATAAAAAAATATTAGCTCAATATTGCGATATCCGTGCAGAGGTTAAAGATTTAGAAAAAAGGATAAGTACATTTGAAAATCAAAGAAGTAAAATAGTTGTAGATAATGTAAGAGGATCATCTGCTGAATTTCCATATGTAGAACATAATTTTGTAATTGAAGGTGTAGCAGCATATAGACCTAATGCTACTTTCAATAAAAATAAAAAGATATTAAAAGAAGCATACCATAAGTTGCTGGAGATGAAAACGAGTGTAGAAGAATATATAGAAACGATACCATATAGCAGGATTAGAAGGATTTTTAGATACAGATACATAGATGATAAAAACTGGACACAGATAGGACATATGATGGGTGGAAACTCAACAGTACATAGTGTAAGAATGGAACATAATAGATTTTTAGATAAAATTTGATATTTGTTCACTTTGTTCGGTTGTTATATGTTATAATGTGTATAAGTCGAATTATCGAATATTGATTTCGAAGTTTGGAAATTAACAAAAGTAGTCTTTAATAGGCTACTTTTTTCTTATGTATATGCTTTTTTAGCTCATCTGGTAGAGCAACGGTCTTGTAAACCGTAGGTAGTCTGTTCGAGTCAGACAAGAAGCTCCATAGGTAGGTTGTCAGTATATCATGAATTTGGGAACTGTCGTCCTGTATATCGAGTACAAGTTATTGTTGCAGAGATATTATAAGTATGTCATAGTAATGAAACAACAGCTTGTACGTACCCTAGTAGAATGCAGAGAAGATATATAACAAATTAACTAAATAAAAAATAATGATGTTTTATAGGCGTGAAATTTTACTATATAGAAATACAATGGTATAATTATGTAGGGTGATTAATATGAATGAAGAACAAGAATTAAATGAAGAGTTAAAGGAAATAGCTAAAAATTTTCCTAAACAAACAGACTCGATATTTTACTTAAAAGATGATACTAGTAATATATACTCATTAGGTCAAACTTTAAAAGACAAAAGCAAATAGTAAAAGAATAAAACAGTCTTAACAGGCTGTTTTTTATGTATGTAGGAGTAGCTCAATAGGTAGAGCATCAATTTTATTGAAAGGAGTAGGATCACATTACCTACCTCTTACCCATTTTTTATGTATTAACCTCTTATGAATAGTAGAGCAATTTTGAATAGATTGCTATATATATATTATATTTTGACATATTTCGACATAAAAAGTCGAATTGTAGTGTTAAAATGTTATAGGAGGTGAGAAAAATGAATTATCCTGATGAAAAAAATTATGAAAATATAAAAAACAAATATAACTTAGTTCTGGAAAGTTTAAAAAGTGATGAAGTACAGATAATTGAAGAAATGCTAAATAATCAAGCTGAATATAATATACTATGCGATTTCAAAGATGAAAGTTGTAAAATTAGAGTTGATGAACTGGATAAAGTGCAAGTTGAGCAAGAAAATAAATTAGAAAATATTAGACTTGAAACAATATTAACTCAGAGAATAGTTAATAATGCCGCAAATAAAATTATGCAGTGTTAATTAAAGCAGCCTTAAACAGGCTGTTTTTTTATACCCATTTAGAGGTGATACGAATGAAACAGAGTAGAAATGAAATATATGAAGATATAATTAGAGAAGCAGAATCAAAGAAAAAACAACAGTTAAACATTATAAATAAGCGTTGTTGTCCAGAATGTGGAAACAGTGGAGAAGGTTGTTTAAACTTAGCACATATACTAAAAGATGGCATTGAAATATATAAGTGTATAAATTATTTGAAAAATAAATGAGGTGATACTGTGGAAAATCCAAATGCAATGATAAAGAAATTATTATTTGTATTAAATAGATTAGATGTGAACTATAAAATGAGTACAACACAGTATTATAACAAAGATAGAGATAAGATGACAACAAAGTATACAATATATCAGATTCATCCTAAGAGTGATGGAGAAGATTTTTATAGTTCTACTGATGTAGTCATATTTTTAGCTAAAGAATATAAATATGAAAAACAAATAAAGGCAGGTGAAGGAAGTGGATAATGAAGATAAGAAAATAACCAAGAAGCAGGAGTTGTTCTGTCATTACTATATAGAGACATTAAATCGGTTCTGAAGCTTATTCAAAAGCATATTCTAATGAAAATCCAAATTCATGTAAAGTAAATGCTTGCAGACTCCTTAAAAAACCCGAGATAAGATCCTTTATAAAAGAAGTGTTAGCTGAAAAAAGTAATGAGATAGTAGCTGATCAGAATGAAGTATTAATTTATTTAACTGAAGTAATGAGAGGTAATATCAAGGACCAATTTGAGTTAGATGCACCACTAAAAGAAAGAAACAAAGCGGCTGAACTATTAGGAAAACGTTATGCGTTATTTGTAGATGTTAAAGATGATAAATCTGAAGAAAAGAAAAATACCATATTAGGCGATATACTTAATCAAATAAAAAATAAGAAGTAGGCGATAAGATTGAAATTATCACCTAAGTATTTAGATTTTCTTGAAACAAATGCAAAAAAAGAGTTTTTAGAAGGTACTACTGCTGCAGGTAAAACAACAGTAGGCTCGTTTAAATTTATGTTAGAAGTCGCTAACAGTAATATAAAGCATCATATTATTGCAGCTGATGATTTAGGTACAGCTGAAAAGAATATAATAAATCCAGAATTAGGTATACTAGACGTATTTAGCGATGAAAATGGAACTGTTAAATATTATTCTAGTGGTAGTGGTGGAATAAAGATACCTCACATTAAGTATATAACACCAAATGGTATAAAAATAATATATGTTTGTGGCTATGGAGATAAGTCAAGATGGAAAAAAGTTTTAGGTGGACAAGTTGGATGTGTTTATGTAGATGAAGTAAATATAGCGGATATGGAGTTCATAAGAGAAATATCACATAGATGTAAATATTTTATTGCAACACTTAATCCAGACGATCCAAATTTACCAATATACAAAGATTATATAAATTGTAGTAGACCATTAGAAAAATATAAAAAATATTATCCAGAAGAACTATTGAAGCAATTAGACGAAGTGGAAAAAGAGGGATGGATACACTGGTATTTTACTTTTACTGATAATATGGGATTAACTGAAGAAGATATAAAAGAAAAGAAAGATGCAGTACCACAAGGAACTAAAATGTACAGGAATAAAATTTTAGGATTACGTGGTAAATCAACTGGTCTTGTACTTGACTTACAAAACAAACAAATTATAACTGCAGAGCAAGCTAAAAAATATGAGTTTGTTCTTTTTTCGTGTGGTGTAGATACATCTTATTCAAAAAATACAAAAGATACATTTGCATTTGTGTTTTCAGGTATAACAAAATGTCGTAAAAAAATAACATTAGATGTAAAGGTGTATAACAATAAGGATTTAGTAAAACCAATAGCACCAAGTGATATTCCTGAACTACTTATAATATTTTTAGAATACAACAGACTAGTATGGGGATTTGCAAAAGATGTATATATAGATAGTGCAGATCAAGCAACTATAACAGAACTAGAAAAATACAAAAGATTGCATGGTAGTATATATAATTTTATTGGTGCTTGGAAAAAGTTAAAAATAATTGATAGATTAAGTTTACAAAGAGGTTGGATGGCACATGGATATTATCTTATATTAGATATATGTAAACCGAATATAGACGAAATGAATGTTTATAGTTGGAAAGAAGATAAATCTAACGAACCAGAAGATGGAAATGACCATACAATAAATGCAGACCAGTACAGCTGGATACCTTACAAAGATAAAATAGGGGGATAAACATGGGGTGGTTTAAGAATATGATTAAAAGTTGGTTAGAATTACAACCTGCACAAGATATTGCAGCAGTTATACAAGAGGCTGAAACTCTTGAAACGAATGTTATAAAAAATACTATATGGTATAGAGGTAACGCATCAGAATTACACCAGTTTTATACACAAATAGATGATGGAATGGGAAACACTAAATTTTGGTGTGCAAATTCAAGTACAGGCATAAAATTCAGAAAAATCCATTCAGGGTTACCATCTTTAATAATAGATACTCTTGCTGATATATCTATAGATGATATGAATGAAATAAAATTAAAAGATACAAAGGAGCAAGAGCTATGGAAAGAAATAGAATCAGATAATAATTTTATAGATATAATTAAAGAATCAGCAAAAGAAGCGTTATACAAAGGGGATGGAGCGTTTAAAATATCTATAGATAAGAGTTTATCATTGTATCCTATATTAGAGTTCTATGGAACAGATAGAGTAAAATTTAACCATGTTAGGGGAAGATTAAAAAGTATAATATTTTTAACTAGATATGCTAAAAAAGGAAAAATGTATTGTTTAGAAGAAGAATACTCTAAAGAAAATATAAAATACAAATTATATGATAGTGATGGAAAAGAAGTATTATTAAACACATGTGATGAAACTACAAATTTAATTGATATAAAAAATAATGGTAAATTTATGATGGCAATACCTTTAATGTTTTCTAAATCTCCTAAGTTTAAAGGTAGAGGCAAAAGTTTATTCGATACAAAATCTGATACCTTTGATGCATATGATGAAGCATTTAGTCAATGGATGGATGCATTAAGAGATGGACGAGCTAATAAATATATACCTGAAAAACTTATACCTAGAAATCCCGCAACAGGAGCACTCTCTTTTAGTCCTAATCCATTCGATAATAGATTTATAAAAACAGAATCAGATAATAGCGAAAATGCATCAAATAAAATAGAGGTTGTGCAAGGAGCTATAAATCATGAAGCATTGACTGCAGCATATATAACTGCATTAGATAATGTATTACAAGGATTAATCAGTCCCAGCACGCTCGGCATAGATGTTAAAAAACTAGACAACGCAGAAGCACAAAGAGAAAAGGAAAAAATGACATTATACACAAGGACTAGAATAGTAAGAGTACTAGAAAAAACTATACCTAAAATTGTAGAAGCACTAATAAAAACATACCATAATGATAAAAAGGAGACTGTAAAAGATATAGAAGCAGAAGCTACATTTGGAGAATATGCAAATCCTAGTTTTGAAGCTGTAGTTGAAACTGTTGGCAAAGGTAAGACTTATGGGGTAATGAGCATAGAGCAATGTGTAGAAGAAATGTATGGTGACAGTAAAGATGAGGATTGGAAAAAAGCAGAGGTTAATCTCTTAAAGTCAGAACAGGGTATATTAGAAACACAAGAACCATCAGTAACAAAAGATATTAAAGATACCGGTGGTGAGTAATATTGGAAGATTATGATATAGGTAAAATATTTTCTGATATGGAATCAGATTTAATTAGATCTATGCAAAGAAATTTAAGTAGACACACAAAAGAAGAAATGATAGAAGGTTTTGAGTGGACTCAATGGCAAGCATTAAAACTTAAAGAATTAAAACGATTTCAAAGTGAAAATAAAGCAATAATGGAAAGTTATATAACATCTATAAATGAAAGTATAACAGAAAGTCTTAAAAGCCAGTTTTTAGAAGGTAAAAGTAAAACTGATAAAGAAATACAGTCAGTAATAAAAAAAGGTTTCAAGACTACTAAGAATCCAAATAAAGATAGTTTCTTTAGTACAAACGATAAAAAATTAAATACATTAATAGATGCTGTTAATAACGATTTAGAAACTGCAGAAGCTGCGGCGCTAAGAATGACAAATGATGTATATAGAAAAACTATATTTAGAGCTCAAATAAATTTGAATTTTGGAGCAAAGACACTTAAACAATCAATAGATATGGCTACAAAAGATTTCTTAAGTAAAGGTATAAATAGCATTGAATATAAAGATGGTCGAAGAATTAATATATCAAGTTACTCAGAAATGGTACTCAGAACTGCAAACAAGAGAGCACATTTACAAGGAGAAGGAGCTAGAAGGCAAGAGTATGGTGTTACAACAGTATACATTAGTCAATACAATGCTTGCTCTCCTACCTGCATACCATGGCAAGGAAAGGTATATATTGATGATGTATACAGTGGTGGCAAACAAAGTGATGGACCATATATGCTATTATCTGTCGCAATTAAAGCTGGTTTATTTCATCCAAATTGTAGACATACAATGAGCACGTTTTTCCCTGAGATAAATAATGTAACAGAGCCTATAAACAAGTCTGAAATATCTGAAAACTATGAATACCAGCAAAAGCTTAGTTATATAGATAGAAATATACAAAAATATAAAAGGTTAGAAAGTGGCAGTTTAGACGAACAAAATAAACAAAAGTATAATAGCAAAATTACTGAATGGAAAACCATTAAAAAACAACATATAGAAAGTGTTTAATTGAAAAATTAAGCGCATTATTTATGCTTAAAATGATTGCGAGGTGAAGCAGTTGGATATGATAGGGTATATTGGAATAATAGCTACAATTATAGGTTCATTCGCAACTTTATATGGTTTATTATCAAAAAGGGATAGCAAAATAGCTAGCGATAGTGAATGGAAACGGTGAGATAAATACTAAACTTAATATGATATTAGGTATCAATGACAATATAGAAAAAATTGATAAAAGATTACAAGATAATACTAATATGTTAATAAGAGTTGATGAAAGTGCAAAGCAAGCACATAAAAGAATTGATAAGTTAGAGGGGGTGAGGTAATTATGCAAAATAGATTAAAAAGTATACCACTATGGACTGCTATATTAGCATTAGTATATCTAATAGTTAAAAATTGGTTTGGAATAGATATACCAGCATGGGCAGATATTAGTACTACAATATTAGCTATATTAGCAAACATATTAGGTGTAGTAAATGATCCAACAAATCCAGATAATATATAAGCATTATGTAATGAAAACATAGTGTTTTTTTGTGCCCAAAAATGTGTATGGCCATAAACTGCTAGTCATTAAATTACCTAATAGCAAGGATAGATGCTATATCTCAGTACCAGGACTGGCTGGATAAAAAGGATAGAGATGAAGGAGTAAACATGGAATTTTTAAAGGATTTATTAAAAGACTTACCTAACGCCAAAGAACTAGAAAAAAGTATTACTGAAGGTATTGGCAAAAATTTTGTATCAAGAACAGATTTTAATACTGTAAATGATACGAAAAAACAGTTAGAGACAGATGTTAAAGATAGAGATACTCAGCTTAATACATTAAAACAGTCAGCTGGAGATAACGCAACTTTAACAAAAACAATTGAAACATTGCAAGCTGAAAACAAGAAAAAAGATGATGAGTATCAAGTTAATTTAAAAGATGTGAAGCTTACGAATGCTATTAAACTAGCATTGAATGATAAAGTTCATAACGTAGATATAGCATTAGGACAATTTGATAAAACAAAACTTATTCTTGGAGAAGATGGCAAAGTTACAGGATTAGATGAACAATTCAAAACTGTTCAAGAAAGCAATGCATTTTTATTTAAACAAGAAGGAACACAGAAAACAGGTTTTGAGAAACTTGGAACAGATGGCCAGGGTACTGGTACATCAAATGAACAGATTTCCAATATATTTGGAAACGTAAAAGAATAGAAGGGTGGAATTATAAATGCCAAATACAGTGAATTATGCTACTAATTTCGAGAAAGATTTAGTACAAAAATATAAAAGAGAATTATTAACAAATGATTTAACAACAAACAATGTAAAGTTTGTAAATGCAAAAACAATAAAAATACCTAATTTATTACTAGGTGGTTTTAAAGATCATGGAAGAAATGGCGGATTTAATAGACAGGATGCAGAAAATCAATATATAACAAAAACTTTATCACATGATAGAGATGTTGAATTTTTTGTAGATACTATGGATGTAGATGAAAGTAATCAGGCACTTTCTGCAGCAAATTTAACAAATACATTTGAAGAAGAACATGCTATTCCAGAAAAAGATTCATATAGAATGTCAAAAATTTATGCTGATTATGTAGCACAAGGTAAAACAGTTGATACAACAGCTTTAACAGTTACAAATATATTAGCTAAATTTGATGAATATATGGAAGCATTAGATGAAGCAGAAGTTCCTGAAGAGGGAAGAATTTTATATGCAACACCTACTATAAAGACAATGCTTAAAAATGCAGAGAAAATTTCTAGACAAATGGATGTTACAGGAAATTCAGGAAATGTTTATAGAATGGTTAAAAGTTTAGATGATGTTAAAATAAAAACAATACCATCTGCAAGAATGAAAACAGCTTATGATTTTACTGATGGATGTATACCAGCTGAAACTGCTAAACAAATAAATATGATATTGGTTCATCCAAAATCTGTTATATCAACAGATAAACATAGTTATATAAATTTATGGGCTCCTGGAAGTCATACTCAAGGGGATGGTTACTTATATCAAAATAGACAATACGGAGATCTATTTGTAATAGAAACAAGAGCAAATGGTATAAAAATTAATACTGAAGCTTAATAAATTTTAAACGAAAGGATGATTTAAAATGGTAGCAAGAAAAGAAAATAAGGAATATAAAATTCAACCTTCTGAAGTAAATGGTTTTATTGCAAGAGGGTTTGATATATATGAGAATAATAAACTAGTTAAATATGGTGCTGATAAAAAAATATCATATGCAGAATATGATATAGCAATTAAAAAAATAGAAGAGCTTGAGTCAAAAGTTTTAAATAATACTGAAGTATCAGAACTAAAAACTAAATTAGATGTAGTTTCTAAAGAACTAAAAGTATCGAATGATAAAAATATTTTTTTAGAAAAAGAAAACAAAGAAATCAAAACTGAATTAGATAAAGTTTCTAAAGAACTTGAAAAAATTAAGAAATAGTGAGGTAAATGAATATGTATGCAGATATAACTTATTATATAGAAGATTATAAAGGAACTTTAACTGATCCTTCAGAAATAGAAAAATTGCTAAAAAAAGCAAACAGAAAGATTGATGAAGTAACGTTCAATAGAATAGTTGAGCTTGGTGTTGAAAATCTTAGTGAATTTCAACAGAATTTAGTCAAGGAAGCCGTTTGTTATCAAGCAGACTATATAAATGAAAATGGTAGTGAAGGTTTTACAGTTGCAAGTTACAGTGTACTTGGTATTAGTATTAACTATAATCAACAAACTGAATCTGAAAAATTAGATATATCTGCAGATGCATATAATAATTTGAAGCAAACAGGTCTTATGTGCAGGGTGGTGTAAAATATATGAGAGCAATGAAACTTAAATTTCCTGACTTTTTAGCTATAGTTCCATGTAAAATAATGGTTGAGCAAGAGGGTTTATCTGAAGAAGGTGAGCCCTTAACTGCATTTGAATGGGAAGGTAAATGTATATATTCACAAAAAGCAAAAAAAGTATTAACTCCTGAACAAAAACTTATAACTTTAGAAGGTATAATAATTATCAAAGGTGATATTGCACCAGGTTATATTATAACTGCAGGAATTATAGAAATAAGTAATAAAAAGATGAATATATACAGATGTCAACGTCCTAGTAACCCAGATGGAACAATATTTTGTACAGAATTACAGGTATATTGATATGAAGGTTACAGGTAAGATTTTAAAAGCAGGACTTAATAAAGTCAATGCAGAAATGCAAATAGCTTTAGTTAGATCTGTAGAAGCAATGAAAACCGATGTTATACAAGCACAAGTTATTCCATTTGATACAGGAACAATGCAAAATGAAAGTGTCTATGTAGATTCTTCAAAGAAAAAAGCAGGAAAAGTTAAACTCACTGTTGACACACCATATGCACGTAAAATTTATCATCACCCTGAGTATAACTTTAAAACTGATAAAAATCCGAATGCAAAAGGTATGTATTTTGAAGATTATATAACAGGACCAAAGAAAATGTTTTTAAGTAATGCATTTAAGACATTTATGAAAGGAAGATTGTAATATGACTCTAACACAATTTAAAGATTGGTTTAAAACTAAAATAACCGATTTAGGTGGAGGAATATCTATTGGTAAAATAGATAAGAATTTAGAAAAGACTATATGTATATATAACTCAAAGCGAAATATTGCAAAAATAAATGCAATGGGCCGGTGAAAAGAATCACAGCTATAGTATAAAGCCTATTACAATTCTACTTAGATGGACAAAAAATGCAAATACTGCAGAAACAAAAATAATAGAAATTAATGATTGTCTAAAAAACAATCATTTTTTTCAGTATTTAAATAAAAACAATTGGATAAATATTATATATGAAAATCCTATCGATTTGGGAACAGATGATAAGAATATATATGAGTATTCTATTGAACTAGATATATATTATGAAAGGTAAAAAAGGTGAATAATATGGAAAATATACCAGTATATGATCTTATATTTAAAATTGGAACAGCAGGCGTTGCGAGTGTAACTGCTGATTTTAAAGAAATAAAAGATATTGAAACTTTTAGTGTTTCTATAGATGGAAGTACTGAAGAATGGAATCCAATGGATGCAAAAGGTTGGATTAAAAGAATGCTTACAGGTAAATCAATGACAGTCTCTTGCAGTGGAAAAAGAAATTACACTGATGCAGGTAATAGTTATGTTGCAGGCATGATGCTTAAAACTGGTAATGATTGCAACAGTGTTATGGAAATAACTTTCCCTAATGCGGATAAATTAACAATACCTGGTGTTGTAGATCTTAAAACTCCGTTTGGTGGAGATTCTACAGCAGTAGATAGTTTGGAATTTGATTTACTAAGCAGTGGCAAACCTACATATGTAGAAGGTGTTTAACTAAAAGAGGGTAGCAATACCCTCTTATTTTTTATATAGAAAGGATGATATAAAATGGCAAAAATATATAGTACAGATGGAAAGATTTTAACAGGAGATAATTTCCCACAAATTCAAATAGGAGATAAGTTATATTTAGTTGATAATAGAAAATCTACTTATGACAAAATACAAGACTTATATAAAAAAGATCCTGGTAATGATAGAGGTATGTTCGAGTTAGCGCTAGGTAAAGAGATGACAAAGGAAGTTGAAAAACTAAATTTATCAGTTGAATCATATAAAAATTTAACTTATTTTATTTCAGCTGCAATTCAAGGTATTGAATATGAAGAGGTTATGGAACAAGTAAGAAAAAACTAACAAACGAGGTGTATTACGATGAAGTTTACGACTGGAATCTAATAGTATCTAGTTTTGCTAAACAGTATGGAATAAGACTACTAAGTAATGATAGTGAGATATTATATCCTGAATATTATAGACTTTTAGCAGGGCTTACAGACGATACGCCTCTGGGACATATAGTTTCTATAAGGTCAGAGAAAGATCCTAAAACAATAAAAACATATGGAAATAACGAAAAGAGAATACGCAGGGAATGGCAGAAGTTTAGAAGTAAACAAATTAACAAAGTATTAACTGATGAAGAGAAGAAACAAAGAATTTCTGCTTTCCAACAAGCTATGAAACAAGCTTTCGGAACAAAAAAGGCAGGTGATATTAAATGAGTACAACAGTAGGGGCAGTAGATGTATTAGCAAATCTAAATACAGGAGCATTTAATAATCAAATTAAAAACACAGTAAATGGTGCCTCTAATGCTTTTTCAACTGGTTTTGGTAAAATAGGTGGAATTATAGCAGGTGCATTTGCTATAGGTAAAATAATAGATTTTGGTAAGACAACAGTATCTGTTGCAAGTCAAAGTCAGAATGCATTTATAGGATTAAATAGTATATTAACTGGACAAGGTAAAAGTTTTAGTGCAGCGAAATCATTTTTAAATGATTATATAGATGATGGATTAGTTCCATTACAAAATGCTGTAACATCATATAAAAACTTAGCTTCAAGGGGTTATAATGATACACAAGTTATGGATACAATGACTAAGTTAAAAGATGCTGCATCTTTTGGTAGACAAGCATCTTATAGTTTAGGTGATGCAGTGCAGACTGCTACAGAAGGTTTAAAAAATGAGAATAGTATTCTTGTAGATAATGCAGGTGTTACAAAAAATGTATCTGTGATGTGGGCAGATTACGCAAAAAGTATAGGCGTAGGTGCAATGAGTTTAACAAAACAACAAAAAATACAAGCTGAAGTTAATGGAATAATGGAAGAAACTAAATTTCAAACTGGTGATGCTATTAAGTATTCACAAACATTTAGTGGATCAGTAGCACGAGTAGGAGCTACATTTACACAATTAAAAACATCCATTGGAAATGTAATAATACCAATAGCTCAATTATTTATACCAGTAGTTCAAAGTGCTACAAGTGGAATGGTAACATTTTTTAACACAGTTGGTTCTGTAATGGGCGCATTTGGACTTAAAGTAAGTACTCCAGTATCCAGTGCCAGTACAGATATGTCAAGTTTAGCAACCAATGCCACAGATGCAGGAAACGCAGTAGCTAAAGCAGGAAAACAAGCAAGTAAAGCAACAGCTCCATTTGATGAAATAAGTAATATACAACTAGATAAAGATTCGTCTTCGGATAGTGGAAGTTCTACAGCAGGAGGTATATCAACACCGGTTGTAGATGCTACAGTAACAGATTCAATTAGTCCAAAAGTACAAGAAATGGTTAATAAAATAAATACATTTTTTAAACCTATTACAAATTCTTTTAATAGACTTAAAGAGTCATCTCAACCGTTTATAGACAATGTAGGTGGTGGTTTAAAATGGGTATGGGACAATGTATTGGTACCTCTTGGAAGATGGACTATAAGTACAGCAATACCAACATTTTTAGATACTTTATCTAGTACATTTACAATATTAAATCCTTTATTAGATGGTTTTAAAGTTGTAGGTGGATGGCTATGGACTAACTTTTTACAACCTATAGCAGTTTGGACTGGTGGAGTCATTGTTAGTGTATTAACTGAAGTTGGAAATAAACTTAGTGACTTTGGTACATGGATGAATGAAAATCCATCTAAAGTACAAGATTTCATAATAGTAATTGGTAGTTTTGCAGCTGCATGGGGATTAGTAAATCTAGTAGTAGGAATATGGAGTTTCGTAGCTGGAGTTGCAACAGGAGCAACTACTGCATTTGGCGCAGCAGTAGCATTTTTAACTAGCCCATTTGGAATAGCAGTGATAATTATTGGAGGCTTAATTGCTGCAGGATTATTATTAGCTAAGAATTGGGATACAGTTAAAGCTATAGCTGGAAGCTTAGGTAATAGTTTAGGAATAATATTTGGTAATGTAGGCGTAATTATAGGAGTTATATTTAAAGGTATAGTAAATACAATATCTACTGCAATAAATGCAGTAACTAGAATTTTAAATGTATTTATGGCTGGTATATTATTACCGTTCAATGCGATAATATGGGGACTAAATCAAATTCCAGGTGTATCAATACCCACTTTAAGTTTAAACATACCAAGAATACCTATGCTAGCACAAGGTGGTTTTGTACCTGCAAATAGTCCACAACTAGCTATTGTTGGTGATAATAAACGTGAGGGTGAAATTATATCACCTGAGAGTAAAATGAAGCAGAGTTTTAAAGATGCCTTACTAGAAATGGGAGGATCTGGCGGACAAAGTGGTCCAATAACTCTAATATTACAAACTATTTTAAATGGTAAGACAATAGCTAAAGAAATATTAGATGATTTAGATGCAGAGCTAATAAGAAAAGGTTATAAAGGCCTATACCAAAGGGGGTAAGTAAAATATGGCACTAGTAGAAGTTGAAATAAATGGATCATGGGTAGCATTACCAAGTCCTGATGTTGGAGCATATAATGCTTACCCAAATATAAGAGAAGATTCAAGTGAAAATGGTGTAGGTAGTTTGATAAGAAAAATAATAGGTATAAGATGGAAAATAGAGCAATCTTGGAGCCAGCTTACTGATGATGAATATCAACTACTTATGTCTTTAAAATATTTTTCGGAATTTAATTGTAAATTTTGGTGTCCAGCTACAAAGTCATTTTTAACTAAAAAAATGATGGCTGGAGATATAACAGGTAATGGAACAATACAAAATACTAATTATAATATAACTCAATATTCTGGTGGAAAACTAAATTTTGTTCAAACTAAAGCAGACAAGTTTAGAGAAGGTATTATATTATGATTGACATGGGCCAAGAATTTAAAAATTTAATGCAAATTACAAACGGGCAGGTAATATCTGCTCGTTTAAATATATTAAATTCGCCACAAATGGCTGATTACGGATTCTTAACTAATTCAATTGAACAATATTTAATAGATAATGGTTATGCAACATTGAAATCTGATTCAGAATATTGGATTAGACAAATGAACAATTGTATAACAAATGAAACAGCACAATATGGAATCTTTGAGAGTGATGGCATATCTTTAGATGGTAGTATAAAACTACTATCTAAAACAGCATCACAAAACGAAATGGGTTGGTATAGTTCTAGTTTATCAAACGGCATTGGAGTTTATTCAACATATCCATATTTACAATGGAATTATGGAGTGGGTGCAATATCTAATTTTAATATAGTATTTTCTAAAATGAGAAATGAATATGCAGTTGATTTTGATATTGTATTTGAAAATTACACAAGTGATTTTGAAAACATGGTTGATCCAGTTACTTATTTAATAACTGGAAATACAGAAACAATATATAAGTTAGCAAACGTACCAGTTAGTATGGATATGGGAAGTAGTATTAAAATAATTGTAAAAAAATGGTCTGTGGCAAATGCTAGAGCCAAAATAATAGATTTATTCTTTGGTGAAATGTTAATCTATACTGATGAAGAAATAGTATCTATAAATGGCAGTAAAGCAGTTGATTTGACTAATAATGATATAACTAGCAAGCAAATTGATTTTACAGTTCAGGATATGAATGGTGATTATAATATTTTTAACCCACAAGGTGGACTAGCAAATTTGAATAAAGCGTCTAGAGTAGCATTAGAATTAGGCCCAGTAACAGACAATGGAGATGTATTATTTTGCAAAATAGATGAGTATATTTTAGGCAAACCAAGGAAAAATAAGAATTCTTTAGAAGTTAGCTTGACTGGCTATGGTAGATTAAATTCATACAATAATATAAGTTTTGGAAATGGACATTATGATAAGTTTGATGCTGATTTAATATTAGAAAGTTTTTTTACTTATGACTTAAATTCACATATGGCAGTATCAGAACAGATCAAAAATGAAGCATTAACATTTAGAACACAGTATGGAGATATTAGTGTGTCAGAAGCATTAAGACAAATTGCAACAGTAGTTAGAGGCAATGTAGTAGAAACAATAGATAATGACATATTAATTACTAGAATTATAGAAAAAACACCAGTTTCAATTATAACATTAGATAACATGTGGGACACACCAGACATAACAAAAATAGATAAACCAAAGAGTATAAATATAAAAACATATTATTCAACAGTAAAATCTACTAATACAGAATTATTCAGACAATATTATGATAAACTAATTCCTGGAAATATGATGATGAATTATAATGTAGACCATACAAAAGGAGATTATCATATATATTTTTGGGTAGGGACAATGGCAGAAACAGAAGCATATGCAGTAATGTTTTTTGATAATTATGCACTATTTACTATATCTGGTCCATGGAATGATGAAATCGAAATGAATTTTAGAATAACAGGTAGTGTAGTAGAAATATCAAGTTCAGATAATAATTTTATTTTAGATATAAATGCAACTGATGCTGAAAATATAGATAATAAAAGTATCGAAACATCAGTTATAGCACAACAAGTTTTTGATTGGTTATCAATCAATTATAATAAAGAGTTTGAATATAAAGTAGAAATTCAAGATACATGTACTTATGAATTAGGCGATACAGTAACAATTGAAAGTAATATATATGTAAATGGTGTACAAGTTGTAAGAAATGCAATAATTACTGGTATAGATTTTGGATATGAAGGAAGTTTACATTATATTTTAACTTTAAGGGGGGCTTGATATTATGCTTAAAACAAATTGGACAAGTGCGGAAAAAATAACATTTACACAATTAAATGCTTTAATAGATGATTTTTCAAATATGAGATTATCAATCATTGGAATAGATTTTTTATATACACCATATTCCATAGGAAAATTTTGGTTTTCAGAAGATTTAGAAAATTTTGAATCAGCAATAAATGAATTAGCAATTTCATTAAATATTCCATATATAAAAAAAGATTGGTATAACTTAACAGATATAAGTTACAAAGATATAAATAGATGGAGTTCAATGATAAATTCAGTTTCCGAAACATTATTCTTTTTATTATATACATCAACAAATACATATGCAAGTAGCAATACTTATATGACAAAGTAGTAGGAGGTTATTTATGACTTGGATAGATAGGATTTTATTTAATCCTAAAAAATTATTATTAAAAAATATTACAACAGGAGCAATACAAGAATATGAAATACAACCAGATTTATCAAATGTGCAAGTAGATGGCACACCAATTCAAGCTATCTCAATGAATGCAATAGAAAACAGATTAAATCTAGGTTGGATAGATTTACCATCATTAACATATTTAAGCACAGATGGACCGATGGTTACAGTCATAACAGCATCAGATTTAACAGGCATAGTATCTGTAGGTCAAAAATTTAGATATATACAAGGTGGAGTTACAAAATACGGTATAATACATGCAGTTACAGCAACAACACTTTTAATATATGGTGGTACAGACTATACATTAGCTAATTCTGCAATATCAAATCCATGTTTTAGTATGGTAAAATCTCCATTTGGATTTCCAATGAATCCTGACAAATGGACAATAACTGTAATATCAAGCGGAGGAACTAAAGCATCACCAACACAAAATACTTGGTATTATACCGAATTTGGTTCTGTAAATATTCCGTTACATATAGGAAGTTGGAATGTATCGTATCAATTGACACAAGGGTGCAATAGAAGCGCTTCAAGTGATTTAGATAATTTAACTGCCTTGTCTTTATCAAGTACAGCTCAAAGTGGTGGTATTTCAACAAGAATATACACAATAGGATTAAATATAACATTAAATCAATTTGCTAATATACCAATTACAGTAACGGCAAAAACACTATATTATTTAATAGGAAAAACACAGATGTCTTCTGTTGCAGGTATAGCAATTCAAACAATCACACTAAAAGCAGTATGTGCTTATTTATAATATAGTCTTTAGACTACCAAATAACAGATGTAAAATAACACGGACAAGCTAATCTAAAAGCCTTAAAACGGCGCATATGTCGTCGTTTTTTGTCATGTTTTATTAAGAAGTAATGGAAGGAATGATTTAAATGAAAATAACACATTTACCATTTGATGGGGAATTTAAAGTAACATGGCCATATGGAGCAATAGGAGATTTTGCGGGAACAAATGATAATAAACATCATGGTATTGACTTAGTAGGAATAACTAATAAAAATGTTTATGCAACTTGCGAAGGTGTAGTAGTTGCTGCAATGTTTGACAAAACTGGTTTTGGAAACTATGTAAAAATAATTGAAGATTCAACAGGATTAGCACATTATTTTGCACATTTAGAAAGTATAAGTGTAGTATTAAATCAAAGGGTAAAGTATACAACTAAACTTGGAGTTATGGGTGCAACTGGAAATGTAACAGGACCTCATACGCACTATGAAATAAGACAGAATGGTGTTGCAATAAATCCTACACCTTATATGAGAATACCAAATGTTGAGGGCATATATAATGCTAAAAACTATTTAATTGACCTTAATCCGCCAGTTGCAGTTGCTCCAGCACAGCCTGCAGTATTAAAACATAAGGTTGGTGAATTGGTAAAATATTCAACAGCATATAAGGAAGCAAATGGCACGAAATATTGCTCTTTAAATCCTTGGCAAAGACAATATATTAGTGCTATTACACCAGGAGCTAGACAACCATATAAACTTAGAAATGGTTGGTATGTTAATGATGGAGATATAAGAGGTTAATAAAGGCGGAGAATTAACTCCGCTTTGTATGTTATTCATATATATCGTCTATTGTAAATATATTATAATTCATAGTGTATTCATATCTTATAAATTCTACATCGCTTTTAGTAATCTTACAGTCTTTTAATAGTAGATGATATGTACCTGTTGTAGTTAGTTTAAAAATATTTTTAAATTCGATATTAGTTTCAATCCAAAGCGTGTCATATGATTTACTATGAATAAAATTTAATTGTTCATCTGTTAAAATACAATTCATTGTTATGTAAGTATTGATATCATTCATAGGAACAGATTTAAAATCTGCGCAAAAATTTTCTGTTTTGATAGTATAAATACTTATTCCATTTGATAGAAATTCGAAATTTAAATATTTCAAGTGTACTCCTGAGGGAAAAATTGACGTAAAACTCTTTATATATATGTTTATAGATAATATTTTACTTGTATTTTCATTAATATCGCTTTGTACTTTTAATAAATTGAATCTTTTAATAACAGATTCTTCATATAAGTTTTCTATTATATCTACATTTAGTGTCACTGGTAAAGAATCATTAAATTCAACATGTGAATATAGTTTTGCTTTTCTTTCGATAGAAAATAATTCATTATTCTTCTTTTTTTCTTCATCAAGTAATTTATCTGTATTTTCTTTTTCAATTTTATTTCTTTTATCTCGTTTTTTACTTTCTATGATCGTAATAATTGTTACAACTACAGGTATAGCACATGTTCCAATAGCTGTTATCCAATCTGTTAAATGTTCATATTTTAGAATTTTAATTATATTACTTTTATATTGGCAGAATATAAATAACAGAATCAGTAATATAAATATAATATATCTTATAAAAAGTTTTAAATATAATTTGGACATATCATCACCTGGTAATATTATACATATATATATTCTGAAAATCAAGAAATAAGTTAAAATACTTAGAAATACATATATTTATGTTGAAATACTATATAAACTATGATACAATTAAATCAAACAAGTGTTTGTTTTAGAAAGAAGGAATGTACAATATGAATAGTTTTATATCATGGGTAGGAGGCAAAAAACTTTTACGAAAAGAAATATGTAATATGATACCTGACAAAATAGATAGATATATTGAAGTGTTTGGAGGTGCTGGTTGGGTATTATTTAACAAAGAAAGGCATGCATCAATAGAAATATACAATGATTATAATTCAGAACTAGTGAATTTGTTTAGATGTGCTAAATTTCATACACCAGAACTTCAAAGAGAGTTAAAATATATTTTAAATTCAAGAGAAGTTTTTCAAAATTTTAGAGAAGAATATCAAGCTAAAGGTTTAACTGATATACAAAGAGCTGTTAGATTTTTAATGATCGTAAAAACAAGTTATGGAAGCAAGACAACTACATTTGGAGGTAAACCTACTAATTTAAATAATTTGCCTGAATATTTAGAATTAGTTTCAGAGAGATTAAGTAGAGTAGCAATAGAAAATAAAGATTTTGAAGATTTGATAATTTCACAAGACAGAGAGAAATCATTATTTTATTTAGATCCTCCATATTATGAAACAGAAAATTATTATAAAAATGTTGAATTTAAAAGAGAAGATCATGAAAGATTATATAATTGCATAAGAAACATTAAAGGTAAATTTATATTAAGTTATAACGACTGTGAATACATTAGAGAATTATACAAAGACTATTGTATAAAAGAAGTTAGTAGATTTAACAATTTATCTTTTAAAGTAAAAGAATTTAAAGAACTAATAATAACAAATTATTAATTTATTTTAATATTACAGCTATATTACATTTGTGTTAAAACAGTGTAAAAACGATAAAATATTTAGTTAAAATTGATAAAAATACTTGCACTTATTGATTTTTTTTTTAATACAATATATAATACAGATAATAAAAATTATCATGACATGGGAAAGTTTGCTTGTTTTCATTGACAAATTATGTAAACTGTGGTACAATATATCAATATAAAAAAGGAAGTGATTAAAATGTTTAGTGTTTTTGACGTTGCAAATGAATTTTTGAGTATAAATAGTGTAAGTCATAAAAAATTACAAAAATTATGTTATTATGCACAAGGTTGGAATTTAGGATTACTAGGTACTGAACTTTTTAACGAAGAAATACAAGCATGGATACACGGTCCAGTATGTCCCACTTTATATAATAAATATAGAGGTTATGGTTATGAAGAAATACCTAAAGAAGAATCTAATAATACAGATGAAAATTTTAAAAGATCAATTGGACAAATATATAGAATTTATGAAGATTTAGATGGTGATGATTTAGAAGCGAAAACACATAATGAATTTCCATGGAAAAATGCCAGACATGGATTACAATCTTGGGAATCATGTAATAGAGAAATAACAAAATTATCTATGAAGTTATATTTTAAAGAAGAGTTTAGTAAAATTGCAAGCGCTTAATATTAATGAGATACAAAAACTTACTAAATCACAAATAGAAAGCATAAAATCATATAGTTTGTTAGGTACAATTGAAAAAGAAAAGTCAGATAACACTAAAAATAAGAAAATAGTGATATCATTTGTGTTTTTTGATAGAGATAATCCATTATTTAATTTAGGTGAAATACAAGATAGTTGGTACTTAGCTTTAATTGATTTGATTACAGATATATCAAAAATAACAAAATCTGAATTACGTAGTGGGGAATATAAAAACAGATACGATCCACACAATTATATAGATGACATAGAAAAATTAAATTATCTGCATCCTCTACTAATTGATGTACAAAGAGAAGCATGTCAAATCAGAATTACTAAAGGGAAAGGTAGAATACATGGATTTTTTATTGATAATATATACTATATTGTATTTCTGGACAACCATCATAATATGTATGATAGCCCTCATTATGAAAAATCCCGAAAATTGATCCAACCAAAAACAGAATATGAAATATTAGAAGAAGATTATAATGAATTATGCAGTAATTTGGTCCTATCAAAACAAACTTATTTGAAAATTGATGAATTTATGTATAAAAATTGTATTGAATGTGAAAAAGGTGAAAAATTTATAAATGACATAAAAATTTAAAGAAGTGGAGATTAATTCTCTACTTCTTTTATGCTTCTTCCATTTCATGATATTTTATTACTATTATTCTATAAAAGTTTTTTAAATAAGGACTTTTCAGTACAATATAACAACATATAATGAACATTAAAAAGTAGTGAAATTAGACTTAAAATCCTGCGACCTTTAAAAGCCGTATCGGTTCGATTCCGATCATTCCCACCAGTAATGCCAGGCAGTTATACATATTTTGTATAACTGCTTCTTTTTGTTTTTATGACAATTTCTAACATTTTTCTAACTAAATATTTATTTTGTTTGTTTTGTGTGATATAATAGTATAAGGTGATTTAGATGTTTGAGATTAATTCATACTATATAAATAGACAAGATAATGCTGATAATAGATTTGATATTGATAGATTAAGAAAAGCAATTGCCCTATTTTATGTTAATCAATCTGATGAGAATGGAATATTAAATTTTAAATTAAATGGTGGAGAAATTAATCATAAAGGTAAAAAATGTATAAGTAAATCAAAATTATCTATAATTAACACTAGTTTTCAAGTTCAAACAGGAATTGAAAAAGATATATATCCTTTTGATAATTATTTAATGCATGATAGGGGCTGGACAATAGAGCAACTATATACAGTAATAGAATTTATGTATATGTTTTCAATAATTGGTGTTTCTCAGTCAGAAAGGCAATCATATAATACTATTGAAGATCTGATTGCAGAAATTGAAAAAAGAGGAAGAGCATATTATGTTGAAGCTATAAATTATTATTTACAAAATTATGATAAGTCAATACAATTATCTATAGATGGATATGTATGTAATGTTGATAGTAACGCTGAAGAGTTAATAAATACAGTTATAGAGACAAATGCAACTGATAATATAGATAGTCTAATAATTAGAGCTAAAAGTAAATTTACAAAGATAAACAGTACAATAGAGGATAAAAAGGATGCTATTAAAGATTTAGGGGATGTATTAGAAAGAATAAGAGATGTTATTTATAATGAACTTTTACCAAACGAGAAGATATTATTTAATACAATAATAAATAAAAGTGAAAATCTTTCCTTTGAATTTCTAAATAATTATAATATAAGACATAATAACCTGAGACAAAAAAATCTTGTTGATAAAGAAATTTTTTACAAGTATATGTTCTATGAGATATTAAATTTGATTATTATGAAAATAGAACTTAAGCAGTTGCAAGATTCAAATTATGAATTTTAGATAATGTATTCTTTATTTAAAGAATACATTATCTAATTTATTGTTAACTTCTTTATGCATATCTAGTAATACATGAGAATATATATCTAACATTATTACAGTAATAGCATTTTTAACCTTTAAAAACATATGACAATATAGAAAACATTCCCGTTTACTCAATGTAAACAGGATCGTTTTTATTTATTCATATTAATATCTTTTCTAGTTTCATATGATGTTTTTTTCTTGGAAGCTCTAAATCATTTTCCCACCTATGTATAGTTCTAATTTGTACTCCTAATAGTTCAGATAATTTCTTATATGAAATACCATTTTTTATAATAGTATATTTTATCTTACCACCTAAAGTATTCGTGTCTATGATATCTAATGTGTTTTGCTTAATTTCAATACGTTTATTGATTGTATTTTGGTGTAGAACGGTGAGTTAAAAGGAGCCGAAGCTTTAGTGTTCTTTGATGGCATAGCAACAGGACACATGGGCCTTACAACAGTGCATTCAGATAGTGTATATAATACGTTAGATAGACTTACAACGTTGATTAAAAGAGATCCTAAGGCACAATCATATAAAGAAGAATTTGTAAATCAAATGCTTTCAAGTAGTATTAATTATATAATATTTATGAAGGACTATAAAGTAAATGAAATAGCAGAAGTTTATTATGACAGACACATACAAAAAACAATAATTAAAGCTATATTAACATATACAAAAA